ACCAATCATTTGTCGTTTCATAGATACACCTTCTTCTTCTTTGTTCATCAAATCTGCGTAGGCTCTATTCACTCTAAAACGATTGTTACCTCTATTCTCTTTGTAACCACTATATAAATCCTTTCTACTTTTAGAACCACCCTTACCATCGAATACAATTATACAACGAGTTGCATTATATTCTCTGATAGCATAACCGATACCTTTTAATGTACCTACTATACCGCCAATGTGGTCACCATTATCATCCATTGTAGGATTTACCGTCCAGCTTCGTATAAAAGTATTAAGACCATCAACAATTAATACTTTTTCTTTTCCTAATTGCTGATAGTCTTTTTCTACTTCGTTTAGTAACTTTTTATATGTTTCGTTCATAAACCTTTATTTGTTTGTAACCTTATTCGGTATCTATATCCGGTTCAGGCTCTTGCCCTCCGTTATCATATGTAATTTCATCCGGATCGATTCCTTCTTTTTTATATTGTAAGATTGTTGATTCACAAATCTTTCTATAAATTTGGTCTCTTAATTCATCCCTAACTCCCATCATCTGAATAAAATCTTTGGATTGGAATTTGATAACTTCACCAGTATCAGTATCAATGTATTCGTACCATGCACCACCTTGCTTAACTAATTTATTATCTTTCATCACCTTTAACCATCCACCAAAATTATCAATACCTCTATCAAAGAATATATCGAAATCTGCTGAACGTAATGGTGGTCCTAATCTATTCTTAATAACCTGTGCTCTTACTTTGATACCAACGATTCTCTCACCTGCTTTAATCTGTCCCATATTCTTTAAACGAATACGAACCGAAGCGTGGAATGCTAATGCTTTACCACCCGATGTAGTCCAAGGATCACCAAACATCACACCTAATTTTTGCCTAAGTTGATTAGTAAATACAACGGAGATTCTTTGTCTACCAATTACATTTGTAATCTTTCTCATTGCTTTTGAAATGATAATTGCCTTATCAGTTGCGTAACCATCTTTATCATAATCAGCATCCATCTCCTTTTTAGTTGATGCTGCTGCTACTGAATCGACTACGATTGTAACTAATCTATCCTTATCACCTTTACGAACTTGTTCAATGATTGTATCAATTGTTTCAAATATATCTTCAACTGTGTCTACTGAAACGTATAATAGTTTAGAAACATCTACTCCAATTGCATCAAAGAACTCTCTACTTACCGCAGTTTCAGTATCAATCAATACTGCTACCCCACCTTGTCTTTGTGTTTCAGCCAACACGTGTGCTGATAAAAGTGATTTACCACTTTGTTCTAAACCGGTGATTTCGGTAATTCTTCCTACGGGTAATCCCCCATAAGGTCTGTTCGAAATTGCTACGTCTAACATTGCTGTTCCAGTGGAAACCCAACCTGGTACATTGGTTGGGGCTCCATCGGAATCATCATCCAAGAAGAAAGCTACCTTTTGGTCTTTCCACTTTTTGTTAAGACTATCAGCAATTTGATTTGCTAAGTCTACTTTTGCCATAAAAATTATGAATTAAATAAGTCATCAAATGCTGCTGCCACATCCACTTTTGGTGCCGGGGCTGCTGTCTCGTCATCATCCCAAGGTAAATCATTAACTAATCCACTTCCACCGATTTCAGGTGCAGCATCTTTAGTTACTAATTGTTCTTCAACTTTTTTTGGTTGAGGTGCTAATGTTTGTTGAGAAACAGAAGGAGTTGGATTTTCTTCTTCAAGCACTGCCGTTGGGTTTAACCAATTCTCTAATACCGTCTTTAATTCTGCATAAGATAATTCTGAATAGATATCAGTAATATCAGTTTGCTCATCTAACAATTTAGTTGCGATTGTAGAATTGTCATGTAATAAAGATACATTTGGTTTTACTCTGATTCTGGTTTCAGGATATGTTTTACCTGCTTCCTCTACAATTTCAATAACAATATCTCTACCATTTGTTTCATCGGTAATATCACCGTAATCAGGATCAGCTACGATAGCTAAAATCTCTTGATACACAGTCTTACCAAATCCCCAAAATTTAACACCTTCGTTTTCTTGACCTCTGATTACCACAGGTGCGAAAGTTCTTAATTTAGGCTCCATTTTCTTACCCGCTTTCCAATTCTCAGTATCACCTAATTTCTTAAGTTTTTCTGCGAACTCTAAAATTGGGTCAGGTCTTCCAAAGGAAGCTGGACTCAAATAAGTTTTGTTGTTAATGTTGTAGTGAAATAATAATTCAATGAAAGGATTTTCCTTATTGAATTTGTAAGGTACGATACGAACTTGGTATTTACCAGGTTTGGTTTTCCACAATGAGTCCGTTTTCTTCGAAGTGTTTTGCAACGAATTAAGACGTTGCTTGATTGCATTAATGTTCATGCTGTTTTGTTTTTAAGTTTTAAAAATTTGTTTTTAAGTTTTAAGATTATCGCGATTTAATCTCACGTATAAATATCGATTTTCTTAATTCCTATACAATAAAGATACGATAATTTTTTGAAACTACCAAATTATTTAGAGAGTAATTTTATCCTTCTTTCGAGGTAAAAAACTGCTTTCTTCAAATCCTCTAGTTCCTTTGCTGGGTCCTTCTTTCCGGCCCTTGCTATGTATTTTGCTACATTGAATAGGTATGCATCTTTGTCTAATCCCCATGCTTCACATACTTTAATTACTTCATATGGGTTATCGATACCACCATAATATGCTGGTCCGTTTACTGCTTCTTTTATATCCGACATATAACTTATTTTTTTAAACCGTACTTAATCCATTTATACCAAACTCTTTCATGTAGATAATACTGAATAGGTTTGTAAATCAATTCTGCTACCCCAAATGCGGCACCTACTTTAATTGAACCACTTATCAACCACATTAATAAGAAACCAATTAACGTACTTACAATTCGATATGAGATAGTTTTTGCAATGTGTCTCTTTCTTTCTACTATCATATCAGTCCTTTTATTTCTCTGTTTGAGTAAAAATTAGTACCGTCAAATGTAGTATATTTTAATTCAAAACAATTTGAGTTAAATGCTTGGTGGTTTTTGTAAGGTAGGGAATCAAATTCGGATGCGGTTAACGAATGTCTGATACCTGTGAAACGTGTATCAAATTCTAGATATTCAAAAAATCCAACTATTGAATTAATTTTACAATTGCTTTTAACATAATCTAAAAATTTTGATATATTTGGGTCAAGGTGCGTATCGTGTAGTATACCATCAAATTTAATTCCATTTAAAGGTAATATATTAATCCAATCTCCCAATATTACTTTTACATTTTTTTTATCTTTAGCCCACTCAATAGCTAACTTGTATATTTCAGGATGAACTTCTATAATTGTATGCGATGTCACCTTTGGATTACTTTGAATTGCGTCTGCAGATAAATGCATTCCAAATCCAATTTCTAATATATCTCCACCATTTACTGTTATAATTTCAGCTAATTTTTCCATTAGTGATTTTTCACTAATGTGCATAACTGCAGATGTTTCATTATCTGTTGATAATTTTATTTGCTCATTTGTTATTACTATAGTTTCACTTCCTTTCACTTATCTTAAATATTTGGATGTTGAATTAAATTACCATTAGAGTTCATATAACCATTTCTAATCTTTGTCCCACTTATCTGCTCGATATCTGTAGGTGGCTCATGGTAGATTACTTCGTATCCAACACCTCTACCATAGTTTACACTTTCGATATCTGGAATGATTGATAATAAAATCTTATCAAAATTATTTGTAAAGAATGGTTCGGTTGATAATTCTTTTAAAACCTGTTGTGCGGTTTTAGGATTATTCTCATCTAATGGAACATCTCTAATTGCCACCCAAACATTTTTACCTTTTTCTAACTGCTGATTAATTAACCACTCATGTCCTTTGTGCCACGTTTGCCATCTTCCGATGAATAATGCGTATTTTTTCATATACTTTAATATACAATTTATTTATTAAATTCCCAAATAATTACGAAGTTTTTTAAAAGTATCTAATTCTCTTTCATTTGTAGTATCTAAATCAATATAAAATTCAGTAGGTGCTTCGTAGTTAGAAACATGGAAACTTTCTCTACCTCTTTCATTTGTAGTATGAACATAAATTTCTATTAGGTTCTCACCCATTTCTAATTTGAATTTATCTCTTTGGTCTTTGTATGGTGAAACCAATGATACCACTACGTTGTAGCCTTTGTGTTGTAAGAACTTAGCCAATGTTTGTGCATTAGTTATATTCTTTTTGCGACCTTCTTCTGAGTAATCTTTGTTTTGAAATACATCTCTAATATCATCACCATCAATAGTGATAACTTTATGTATTAAATGAGCTTCCATCCAATTAGCCATAGTAGTTTTTCCACTACCAGGTTGTCCTGTAAACCAATATATCATAACTATTTATTTTGTCAAATCTATCACATCAAATACTCTAGTGTATATTTTTTTAACACCTTCTGTATTTGTAACCAATATACAATTTCTAAATTTTTCCCAATCCACTTCAAACTTATTATCTAACTGTCCACCGGTTGCTTCCATAATAACATTGTTTAATGCATTGATTGTGTATAATGTATTACTTTGTTTTTTTCTATGAACCAAAATAGTTTTCATTTCTAAGTTTGGTTGTGTATTTTCTACTACTACATTGTAAGTTATAAACAATTCATTTGGAATATTTTTGTTTTGAAGAACATAGATGTAGTTATAAGCCAATGTATAATTGCTTTTAATTAATTCTAAGTGATTCTCTACATCTGATTTTGTACTAAATGTGCAAAGTAATTGTGTCTTCATTATTGTCTCTTGGGTGCATTATGAAATCTACCTGCGCCAGGGTTTTTACTTTTACCATCTAATGTAAATCCAATATTAAATTCTGATTGTGGATATGCTAATACATCAATTCCGTTTGAACTATCTATTGCAATTTCGCCTGCTTTAACTAATTTTCCACCACCTCTATCTTCTTTTTGTGATAATACTGAATCATTTGCAAAATCTTGTACATCTACATTTTGATTATATGCTTCATGTGCTAAGTTAGTATACATATAATATGATTCTAAACGCATTTTAATTTTAGCCAATGTATCTTTATCGATTGGTATGCCGGCTCTATTTCTTTCTAATACAATACCACCCAATGCAGATGCTATTTTTTTAGCTGCTCTACCACCTGGTTTCATTTCTGATTCCATTTGTTTAATAAATGCAGGATTTACATTTAATTCTAATGCTTTCTTTTTAATTTCAGATTGATATGCATCGTTTAATTTTTTGTGGTCTGCTGCTGATTTATCCATACCCAATCCATATGGTACATTGTGTGATTCTGATAATGCTATTACACCTTTTTTAATCAATCCTTTTGGGTCATTTTTATATGTAGATTTTCTTGTTTTTGAAGTCAATGCACTTGCACCACCTACTCCTTTCTTAACACTTCTACCATCTAATGTTACAATTCTATTTGTCCCCATACCATCACTAATCGTAATAACATCTACGGTTTCTAATGTTTGTGATTGTGGTAATAATGCACACTTACCATGTTCTGTACCATTACCATTATCTTGCATTTCTTTAATTGCTACAAATATTTCTGCGTAGTTTGCCCATCCTTCTCTTAACGATGGTTCACCTTCATGATTAGCTACCTTAGATAAAATATGTTCAAAATCTTTCAACCATTCTTTTGGATTTTTATTAGGGTCTCTTTTACTGAAATTATCTAATACCGTAATTAATGCTAATGTTTCTTTATCACCAATCATTGCCTTATCTGCTAATACTTTAAAACGATTTGCCATACCACTAATAGCATTTTGAATTACTATTACTCTATTTTTAGGAGAATCAGGAACTACACCTTTATCCATATCAATAAAGTCCATATCATTTGCATCAATCTTAGCTGAATATTCTTCTAAGTTTCTATTATTTCTTTCTCTTAATTTCTTTTCGTTTGGTTTAATTCCTTTTTCATTTGGGTCTAATCGTATAATATTTAATCCGCCAATCTTAACTGATTGTACTACACCATTCTTATCTCTATTTACTTTTGCTGCACCTTTAAGTAATCTAGTATTTCCTTTTTCATCCGTAAATGTTTGATTAGCCGTTGTCTTTTTTCCACCAAATGTAGATGTTGATAATTCAGGAATACCATTTTTAGTTGCCCATTGTCTAAATGCTCCGATTATTGGAGTTGATTTATCTTTTGCACCAACATATACTCTACTTCTTTTATCTTGCCCAGCTGTTTTAAAAACACCCGGTTGACGTGCAACATATAT